GGGGGAGGGGAGGGGGGGGGGGGGGGGGGGGGGGGGGGGGGGGGGGGGAGAGGATTGGTGTTTAGTGTTAGGCGCTAAAATGGTTGGGAAGCAAACACGCGCAGCGTAACCAGGGCGAGATTAAGTTAACAAATCGTTAACTTTTACCAACTACGGACAATATACACTAAACATTAGAATAAATAACATATTAGAGATATTAGAGATTTAGCATAAGTAAATGTCCAATAACTCCATTATGTAGTACACTAGTGTAGTTTGTCCGTAGTTGACAAATATTCGTCGTAAATGCTTATATTAAAAGGAGATAGGTCAAATAATTAATTTATTGGAGAGAGTGGAGATTTTAGACCACCCCCCACTTGGAAACGACTCGCGCGAGAGGGTATAACCGACCTCTTAAAAGCGCGGTCTATTTTCACCAACCACCTAACGCCAAACACTAACTCGCCCCCCGCACGATCAACACATCCTGGTCGATATCATAAACCTTCTTCAGGTTCACCGTATAATTCCTGCGCCCCACGCGAAACATCTCTATATTCAACCACAGCAGCACCTCGGCCGGATCTTTCACCGTCCGGGTCTTCACCTTCGACTCGCCGCTGTCTGAGTCCCTCATCTCTATCCGTACTTTCATGGCAACATCTACCTTACCCGTAGAACTGCAGATAGAAATCGACCGCTCTTCTCACGAACTCCGCGATCGTCCACCCCCGCTTCTTTCTTATCCGCTCGATCTTCTTCATCGCCGCGTCTCCCACGCGCCCGTACAATCTCGCTGTTATCTTGTTCACCAGTCCTCTACTCGGCCTCCCACTTCCTTGCCAGTTTTTCACACGCATCAGCTCGGCGAACTTTACCCGCTCGTCATTCGTCCAGCTTACCTTATTCCCGCTATAGTCTGTCCGTAGCCGCTGCCGTATCGTCCCGTGCCAGTTATTCAAAAGCGCCGTTCCCGTCCGCTACGCGTCCGTCACTCCCACGAGACGCCCTCGCGCACGTCCTTCAGGCTGTATATCGTGTTGAAATAGTCCTTCTTTACGTAATACGTGTGGCTGTCGTCTCCCTTGAAATGCAGTTGCCCGTACCATCCATCGCCGCAGTACTTCTGTCCGCACGTATCGCAGATTTCATGTGGTCCTAACCTTCTGGCGACGGTCTTAACCGACTCTTCTTTTAAATCACCGATGATCGGCGAGTTCATGTTTCGCTCACAAAGCCGGACTTTCAGATCACTGCGCACGACGAAGTAGTACCCCCGCCAGTATTTGCACGTGTATGCGTCGTTTATGCCCTCGTCAAGCTGCTCGGAGCTAAGCCAGTGCCGGATAATGACATAATCCGCGCCCGCAAATAGCCATCTTCGAATAAAGTCCTCGATTTCGCCCCAGGATTGGCCCTGTCGGGCAAGGGATACCGCTATCGCGCACGTCCTCTTCGAGCTAAGCAGCGCGTTTACCCGCGCCCGAGGGTCCGTTTTGACGCCTCGATAGTACTTTATGGTCGATAATCGGAAGCCATCGAGTGAAATACAGATAGATTCTGCGGTATCGAGGGCGATTTCCCATACGTCAGGCCGATCCAGCGTCCCGTTCGTGGCAAAATTGTAGCGATAGCCACAAAGTGCCAAATATGCGAGCATATCGCCGAAATCTGGGTGCAAAAGCGGTTCTCCGTCGGAAAACGGCACGATTTTCGTCGTTTTCGGGAATTGATCAACGACCATTTTGAAGTCCTCAAGCGACATATCGCCCTGGCCGCGGACTCCCTGACCCAAATATCGGTAACACCCTCGACATCTAAGGTTACACCTGCTCGTCGTCTCAATAACTAGCTGCTTTATGTATAGCATCTTACATCGCTCCTAAAAACTGGTATCTGTAAAGCCTCTTCCAAGGCGGGACCACCATCGCCACACGCTCCTCTTTCGTGGGATAGGCTGCCCAGATGATCCATGTCAACGCCGTTACACCTCCGCTTTCTCAATAATTCGCACAAAAGCCGCGTCCGCTATCTTCCGGGCATTGTCACACAGACTTTTTGTCTTCCCCCAGGATGCATATTCAACGATGTCTTTTTTCCTATCGATCATGAAAACGATCACCTGATCCTTGCCAAATCGTTGTCCTATCTCTTGAGCTGCTGCTACCTTGGGTGACGGATTCCAGGCCATTATTTCAACCTCTATAACGGGCGAGCATCTGCAGTTTCTTCTTCTCCTCGTCCGTCATCATCTCTAAGTTTCCTCCTAAAGTATTCTATGCCTTCCACGTTGAAGCCCATATTTTCCACTTTGTACCCCCCAAACCGATCAAATACGATCTGGAACCATATTGGATGATCAGGCCACACAAGAAAGAACATAAACGGTTCCTCAGGAATCCACACCTCGTACTTAGGCTCCAAACCGTAAAAGCCAATATAGGGCCGAAGGGCATCGCCAAGTGACTCAGCATAGAAGTCCCTCCTCGGCGGTGCGGGAAGTAGCGGAGAAATTAGGGTAAACGAAACGATAAACACCGAGATTAGAATTATCGTGTGACATGCGTATTTCTCGATCACTAAATCGGTCCGGACACATTTCTCCGCTCCACATCATGATCATGGTGCCGCGTTGAGACCTCAAGAATGAACGCAGGCTCATCGCTGCTGTTTCGGAATCGGTGCCAGTGTTCGGCGGGGATAGTTATCGTGTCGCCCTCTTTGAGCAAGTACCACTTCTCATCGAGTTCCTCGTAGATTTTGCCCCTCAAGACATAGAAGGTCTCATCCTTTACTAGGTGTTGATGGATTGAACACTGGAAGCCGGGATTAAGCGTGATGAGTTTTGCGCAATACCGATCGTTGACAACGATCTTCTCTTCTCCCCAGACCTTCTTGACTGTCTTTATCGGGCGGGTAGCATAGTTCATCGCTCCAACCTTATGTAACATGGTTTGTTAAGGGTATATGACCAGCGGGCCGATTCACGCACGCGATTTTCCTGCGCCCCGTAGTTGTTGCTCCATATCTCGATGTCCATGCCGTTTACCACGTGCCAGTCGCCTGAGTCCCAGTGCGTGAAGCCGGCCTCCTGGTATGTTTTGCCCGCCCCGATGCCCACGAGACGTATGGGCAACTGCTGATGGTGCATGTACAGCCGGATCATCTCGAACGGGCGAAAGACCAAAAAAGGTATGATCGTAAAACAGTACGGCTTGAAGCCTTCCTTTGCGAGGCCAGCGGCGGTAAGAATCATTAGTTGCTCGGAGGGCATCATGTTGTTCTTATACTTGCTCCACTCGTCGAGAAACTCACCGCCGACGTCTCCGTAGAGGAGGACAATACTGTCATCCTTGATTCTATTGAGTTCGCCGAAGAAAACGTCACGCTGTCTCACTGATTACTTTCCTCACATGGCACAGGGGATCGTGTTCTAACCAATCGATGCCTCTGCCCTTAACTGTCTTGAATACGATCATCGAGTACGCGGAGATAAGGTTATCTCGGATTGCTCGCTTGTCGTGACCGTCTGCAACGTAATGATAGCCTAATGGGTAGCCGTTTAGGATTCCGCCGGGGATCGTGTGATATGTCGATTTCGAGTTAAAGTCTACGATCGGGCGGATGATTTCCTGCAGGTTATGCTCCCAGATGAACCTAGCGGCCTCCCAAGTACTGCCCTCGTACAGCTCCCCATCGCCTATAAGCACGAAGACGCGACCAGTGGTACCTTGAATACGCCTTGCCAGAGATATTCCAACTCCAAGGCCCAAGCCGCATCCGAGCGAACCCGTCGTAAAAGGTACACCCGGTGCCCGGAAATCGCAGTGAAGCCCATACTTTGGTAGATTCTCCCATTTTAATACTCCTTTCATAGCTAATATCGTGTACAACGCCGGAGCCGCGTGGCCCTTGGATAAGATAAACTCGTCGTCCTCGCTCAGCACTGGGGGATAGGGCGAGTCCACGCCATACAGAACGGATAGTATATCGACACACGAGAACGACGAGGCTATATGATCGGAATAATTCTCAAGTATCTTTTTCCGTATTAGGTCCATAATAGGTCCTTACTGCCACCTCTTCGTAGTCCATGATCTTATTCATGAGAGGCTGGTTCATGTAGTAGGCAACCGGATGCGAAGAGGCGTTTATCTTGACTGTAGGTTCATACGCAGAGAAACTAATGTCCTCGTATTTCTCAATAAACTTGCGTACACTTGGACCGAGAGTTTCAGTCCTGCCAACTGTCGTATTCGGATTATCGGCGTAGTACTCGTAGAGATAGCTAAGAAAGCCGTCGGGGAAGGTTTTGATCACGTTGTCGATGAATGGCTCGAAGCCTTCGAACATGGAATAGTTTCCGTCCCGACAGCGATCAAGTTTGCTGTCATACCAGACTTCGTGTTGGGCCTTGTGAGTATAGTAGGAAATATACCATGAGGGAGGAAATCGGACGATTACAAGAGACGGTTTTTTGGTGTCAATACGACAGTGAATGCGATCGACTTTCTTCGTTCCGATGAGGTCCCTCTCAATAGGTCGAGTTGGTCGCTTCTCGCGGTCTTCTGGAGAGTAGAGCAGACTCTCGAACGGAATCTTATTCGTCTCAAGCAGATTCCTTATCCAGAAGCCGCCCGTCCGGGGTATATGCTGTATCACACAGTGTTCGAGTTCAAAGGCCATGATGATCCCTCTCTAGGCGGGTTTCCGTAAGATTCTCCATGAACTTGCGGGTCTCCTCACCAAAAAGGTTCTCTATTTGGGCAAGGTAGGCTGGATTTCGATGATATGCAGTAAAGGCCCAGTCTCGCCACGCGACGGCCCAGGAACCACGGAGTGGATGTGAATCCGGTGTATGTTGGGCGTAACCTGTGTACGATAAAGGGGGTTCCCACCCTGATCTACAAGCATCATGGTATAGTAACGAGCCGGGATATGGCATACACGTATTGATGTTCGCCCAAGCGCAGTTGAGGTCGAGCATGAGCTTAAAGGTTTCTCGGTGCGTTTCATCTGTATCTTCCTCCATGCCGAACATATAATTTGCGTCGATTTGGATGCCGATCCTATGCGTCAACTCGACTGCCTGATACATCTTCTGCAGGATCTTGCCCTTCTTGGCCACGTCGAGTACGTGTTCATTTCCGCTTTCGAAGCCATAGCCGATCCAGTTGATGCCCGCTCGCTTCATAGCCACGAGCATCTCCTCATCAACCGTGTCTACTCGCGCATAGGCCCGCATATTGAGATTTAGCTTTAGACTTGCTATCTTGTCACAAAGCGTGATTACTCGGCTCTTGTTCAAGGCGAACATTTCGTCCATGATCTTGATGTTGACGACACCGTAGGTCTCGTTCAGCCATCGGATCTCGTCAACAACCTGGTCGATTTCCCTGTACCGGACCTTTCGGTGGATTTCTTCGGGTTCGTAGAAGAGGCTGTTGATTGTGCAGAACTTGCAGCGATATGGGCATCCAAGAGAGGTATAAACCACCGCATAAGGAGATCGAGCCCTTCCCCCGAAACACATGCAGAGGTGCGCCCGATATTTATCGACAGGCAAAAGATCCCATGCTGGTCTTGGAAGGTCTTTAGGGTCAACGAGGGTTGGAGCCACAGGGTTGAGGTTCTCTTTGGAGATGAATCCTGCCGGGTACTTTTTGCCTCTGAGATACTCTTCGATTCCATTAAATCCTTCTCCTTTGATAGCGTAATCGACTCCGTTGATCTCTAAGCAGTCTAGCGGGAGCGCGGAGGGGTGAAGTCCGTGTAAAGCGACAGGAGCGTTGATGAGAGGACTAAGATGAACAACACCAACCATATTCTGAGTGGAGGCATTAGGATTAGTACCGCTAACGGCGATAACACAAAGATGAGCCTGACGATCGTTAATATGTTGAGCTGTTTCTTCATAAGTCCATCCTTCTACTTGGGCGTCGAGTAGTTCTGCCTCGAAGCCCTTTGCGCGTAGATATCCGGCGAGTAGGGCTCCCCAAAAAGGCGGTTCGCATCCCGTCCAGCCCTTCTCCTCAAGACCTGGATATATCTTCGCTTGATTATTCGCTCTGACTATTACTACGTCGGTCATTAACAAGTTTCTCCAGAATCTCGTCATGGCGCATAACTATGCGGGCTGTCGATAATAGAACCTCCCACAGGGTCGGGAAGTTGTCTCCTTGCAAGGCTCGTTCGAGCGTTTCTCTATCAAAATCAGATGACATTACAAAACCGCCTATTCTCAATTTGCTTATAGCCTTTAATGAGTTCTCTTATACCGTCGTCGAGGGAATGCTTGAACTTAAAGCCTGTCTTGAGGAGCTTACTCGAATCGAGAGCGAAGTTCCGCTGATCGGGGTCTTCTCTATAGGGAGCCTCGTGGTAATAGAAGTCGGGAATATGCTTTTTAATCCGCGCGCAAAGATCGAGTTTTGACAAGTTTGCCTCGGGCAGGCCGACATTATACGCCTCCCCCTTCATCGCTTCGAAGTTCTTCAGACCATGTAAAAAGGCTCGTGCTGCATCCCGGACGTGGACGGCGTTGCGCAGGTAGTGTCCCTGATAAACGACTAGAGATGAGTCCTTGAGAGCACGATATGTGAAGTCGTTGACAAGTAAATCTATCCGCATCCTCGGCGACATGCCGAACAGCGTTGCTAATCGAAATGATATACTGTTCTCTCTCTCCAGGATTAGTTCCTCCGCCAGAACCTTCGTTTGACCATAAAAGGATAGTGGCTTCAATTCGCATGATTCGTCTACTGCTCCTTCCCCCTCGCCGTAGCCCGAGTTCGTACAGGGAAAAAGTATCTTAGTGCTTGTTGGTGTGTTCCATACGAGGTTACGAACAGAGTCGAGGTTGACTTCTTTTGCCTTCTGCACGTTTTGCTCACAAGCTGGTGCTCCGACGATGGCAGCTAACCATATAATAACATCGAACATCTGAAAAAACCACGGTTTAAGCTTGCGGACATCCTTCCTAATAATCTCGAAGTTGTGATAATGGCAAACCTCCACGAGAGAAGGAACTTTCCTCATGAAGTTATCGACAGCGACAACCTTATGTTCGCTGTTGTCCATTCTGACAAGATAAGGCGTCAGGATGCTTCCCAAATAGCCCGCAGCACCTGTAACTAAGATTTTCATTTAGTCTCCTCGAAGGGCATTATAATAGAGAGATCAGTTTCGCCTGAATCTCTTCTTGAGAGAATAGGGTCTTTGGTGGGCCAATATATATCGTAGGCCGGATCGTCGTATCTGATAGTGAACTGCTGTTGCGGTCCTCCGTAGTCTGCACTTTGCTTGTACCACCAGACGACAGGGTCAGTGAGGGCGAGGTGTCCAAGTCCGAGGCCAGGTCTACTGAGTAGTGCCACACGAGACTTTTCGTCGATTGTGTAACTCTCCCACTTCTTTGATTGCGGGTCGACCACAACAACGTACGCCGCGCCATAGAGAACGCTGACATACTTCCATGTCCGTCTGTCGCCGTGTATTCCACGTAAGACTCCTTTCCTTGATATTGATATATCATCTTGGATGAAAGGTACTTTATGTCCGAGCTTTAAGATCCACCCGGAGTTGTAAATCTCACAGTATTCGCCTCGATGGTCGATGAACGAATCGAGCTTAACTCTTTTAGCTAGCGGCATAGATTATATGGCTCCCTTCGTGGTCCAGTCCGACCCTGATTGGTTCGAACTTTGGAAATACTTTGATCAGACGAGAATGGGCAGAGGGAGGGGTAAGGAGCATCAAAAAACCCCCTCCCCCTGCACCGCATAGCTTTGCTCCCCAGGCTCCGTTGTTGAGCGCGGTTGCAATTATGCCGTCGATAGCATCGTTGGACACAAGAGGAGATAGCTTCTTCTTTATCAGCCACGCATCGTTGAGATACTTGCCCAGCGATTCGTAGTCTTCCTGCATAAGGCAGTAACGAGCGGAGGGGACCATGGAGGCAAGCTCGCATAAGGCGGAGGTTGAGTTCCTACGGAGCTTGTCCTTTTCGATTGTCTGTGCTATTCTAGTGAAGCCGGTAAACAAGAGAAGAATGTTGTCGAAGAAAGATTGATTTCTGAGTAAGATCCCCTCCAGCTCGATTCTGCCGTTTTCTCGAAACTTGATTACGTTGAGTCCTCCATAGGCGGCTGCGGTTTGGTCCTGACAACCGACAGTTTCTCCGATGAGTTCTCGTTCGATGCGGATTGCTCGTCCTGCAAGCTCTTGAGGACCAACTGGAGTTTCTCGGATTCCATAGAGAGTATTGAGCAGACCAACTGTAAAAGCAGATGACGATCCGATGCCACTTCTTGCGGGAAGGTCGCCATCGTGCGTAAGAGTGCAAGGCATATCCCATCCAAGGTCTCGGAAACATGCTCTAACCGATGGATGTTTGATGTCATTTATTTCCTCCACGTTTTCAATTTGCGAGTACCGGATTCTGTACTTCGTCTTGCCGAGCGGCGGAACTTTGCGGACCATGACATAGGAATACTTGTCGATAGCCATGGATAGAACCTGGCCGCCGTGTTTACGAAAGTGTTCGGGGAAATCGCTCCCACCCCCGAAGAAGCTAATGCGGTACGGAGTCCGGCTTATTACCACGATGGATATTGTCGCATATTCGGGGGCAGTACGCAAGAATTATTTTCACCCTATTGACACATCTCGGCGTATATTATAGAGTATCTGCAAATGAGCGAACAGTTCGACGTCGAAGACTATATCGAGCACCATCTTGTGCCGAAGGCGCTTGAGCGTATCGATTTGCTACTCGATTCTTCAAATGAGTCAACCGTGCGGGAAGTCGCCAAGGACGTCCTCGATCGAGGCAAGACGACAAATCGTAAGTCCGGCGATGATAACCGATCGGTGAACGTGTTGAACTTCGATCCTAAGTATTTGGCTACAGCAGTGAAAGGAATGATCCGTGTCCTCAAAGACGATACGTCAGTGGACGAACAAGGGGTGGATAACCAGGAAAGTTAGTGACCTTCGAGATAACCCCTCATCCGAACGCTCGGATGTTCGAGGGGACAGACAAAGAGACGATTCTCAAGCAACTGATCCAGGAGATGCAGAATCTCCAGACGACGGAGAATCTGCGTGAGGGCCTGCGCCAGGCGGGATTCGTCAGCCTCTTCTTCTTCGAGAAGTTTATTGCGGGATATAACGGACCGTTTGACAAGCTCAACTACGGCCTCCATCTGGATATGGCCAACTTCTACCAAAAATACGCGCTTGTTCCCGGCTGTCGAGTGGCCTGCTTCGAGCCGCGATTCCACTACAAGTCTTCTGTGTTCACTACTGGAGGAAATGGGTGGGATCTGCTAAGAGACCCGAATGAGACGATCGGGTTATACCACGCGAAATACGATGAAGCTCTGGACTTTTTGCATATCACGCAGCGCGTATTCGACTCAAACGAGTTCTTCAGGTGGCTGTATCCCGAGTACGTGCCCGAGCGGGGGCAGAAAGAGTGGAACGACAACGAGATGAGGCTGCCGCCTACGGTTAAGACACGGCACACGAAAGAGTGTTCCCTCGAATGCGGCTCCGTCGGGGGTACTTCCCAAGGTCGGCACTATACCAAAATCTGCATGGATGACATCGTTGGGGAGCAGGACCTCGATGCGGGACGAGCTTCGTCAATCGAGATGCTCAAGAAGACGAACTGGATCTCCGATGCCGAGCGAGCCTTAGTCATGACCGCGACTTCGACCAGGATTGTGCTTGCCGCGACGAGATATGCCGAGGACGACGCCTACAGCCAAGTTAGTGATAATATGGGCAAGTTGATCGCCTACGACGATGAGAAAGCACTCGATTATCAGGTAGTCCCGAACGGGAAGTGGACGGTTTATTGGAGATTCGTCGAGGAGAATGGGAAGATCATCTTCCCGGAGGCGGTCACGAAAGAATATTTGGAAGATACGCGGAAGAACAATCCGTGGTTCTATTGGACACAACTTGAGAACAGACCCAAACGATCGGGTCTGAATGAGCTGATCAGTTACAAAGTACATGATTGCAAGTTGATTTACGACGATGATAAGGGGTATCTTATAACATATGGAGAGCGCCAGGTCCAACCGCTCGATGAATGCGATGTCATACAGGCGGAGGACCCAGCAGCTACGGAAACTGGAGTCAGCGCTAAAACATCTCGAACGGCTGTTGTACTCGTCGCTCACGCACCCGACAACAAACGATTCATTATTGAAATCAGGGCGGGGTTTGTCGGGACGAGCGAAGGCTTTTCTTGGTTATTCGACAACGTGCGAAAGTATAAAGACTATCTTCGTGCGACTATCTTCGAAGCTCAGGGACCGTTCAAGGCGCTAATCGGGCCGCTGCGTGAGATGGAAAGTAGGGAGGAGTGCTACTTGAGCCTTGATCCGCAACCGGCAGAAGGTAAGAAAGATATACGAATCCGCAACGCGCTGCAACCTCTGGTTTCCGCTAACCTACTCTACATCGACGAGACCATTCGGTCTAAGTTTGACGACGAGTACAGACGTTTTGCCCCAGGAGCCAAAGCCCACATCGATATTCTTGATGCCTGTGCTTTGGCCCTTTCAAACACCATACGACCGCTGTCCGAAGAGGAGCGTCTGAAAAAGACAGTACTCAGAGAGAGGAGAAAACTGGCGTATACAACTAACGTCGCTGGTTACTAACGTATGGAAATTGGTCATAGCACGGTTTACCTGCATAAGGCAGAAGATTGGGTAGATGTATTTCTGCTCGGGGATTTCCACGAAGGGAACTACAACCACGATCACGAGGCGCTCGACGCATCGATCAAGATTATCAAGCAGAACGCCGAGAAGAATCCTTACACTTTTGTGATTCTGATGGGAGATTACTGCGAGTATATTGTTTCGCAGAGTGATCCCAGATGGGACCCTGTTGTCGTCAGTGACAAGTACAAGATCAAAGACCTAAAAAACCTTGCCTACAAGCAGACTGATATGCTTTTCGAAAGAATCGAGCCGATCAAACATCACGTTGTTGCTCTACTCGTCGGGAATCACGAAGAGAGCTTTATCAAGCACAACGCTTCTGACGTATACGACTATTTAACCAAGAAGTTCCCTGATGCAACGAAACTCGGCTACGTCGGTTATTACGTCTTCGACGTTGAATACCAAAACTCTACGATGAGGACGATCTTCGCGCTGAACCACGGCGAGGGCGGGGGCGGTAAGACACTCGGCTACCAGGAGAATAAGCTCTACGATTTGTTCCACATGGAAAAGAGCGCAGCTTACCGGATTGCTGGACACATGCACAGATTGATCACCCGTGATGTTCTCATGCGCGACCCCGATCAGTTGCTTCAGCGCGTGAACAGGGAGCGTATTTGGTACGGGTGTTCAGGATGTTATCTACGAACCTATAAGGTTGGACATAAGAACTACTTTGAGAAAAAGGGCCGCGAGGAGGCCGACATCGGTATGTTGAAAGCGAGTTTCAGATATTATCATAGACAAAAAGACGGTCGGCGGTTTTGGGTTAAACAGCACCTGCTGAAGAAGATCCAGTTCGATCTCAACGACGGCTCATGGGAGGAGAAGTGAGCGACATTTTCATCGACGAGGAACAAAAGAAAGAAGTAGTCACGTATTTACAGGAAGAGACCAACAAGGCGTTTTACGAGCGGGAGCTTGTAGAGCGCAAATGGATGAAGTGGCGGCGTCAGGCCGACGCACGACCGGAGAAAGACGTCAAGTCGTCTCCCTGGGAAGGCGCGGCGAATGTCTGCGTGCCGTTGACGGCCATGATCACCGACGGCATCTACGCGGCTATGAAGTCGGCTTTTGCGGCTCGCAAGCCGCTCATCACCGCCAAACCCCTTGATAAATCACCCGAGGACATCCGTCGAGCCGAGGTCATAAGCAAGTATCTGAACATACTGTTCTCGTCGCCCAGACATATCAACTACGACAAGATTTCGAATACCTTATATAGAGATTTGGTCTTGTTGGGCACGCAATTCGTGGAGATACCCTGGACGATTCAGCAGCAGATGTTCAAGAAACGCGATGATAGTGGAGCGTTGATACAGGTGACGCAGCTACAGAAAAACTGCCCGACAGTGGTACCGATCAGGCTTGAGGACTTCGTTGCGAGAAGCTACTTTACGGACCCGCAGACGATGCCCTGGTACGGTATACGGCACCGCTTCGCCGAGCATGAGTACAGACGGGAGGTTAGCCTTGGTTTCTTCGAAGACGTTTTGGAATCCAGAGAAGTCCTTGACGACGAAGGACTTGAACATGAGCTACGACGATCTGGTGTTTCTCTACAGAATACTCAGTTGTATCAAATTATCAAGTATCACCTCTTCTGGGACATCGACGGCGACGGGTTCTTCGAGGACATCATCGTCTGGATGGACCCGAACACTGGACACGTAGCCCGCAGCGAGTTCAACGAGCTGGGCGTTCGGCCTGTCGTGCGTTTACCTTACGTAGACGTTTCGAACAACCTTTACGCGCAGGGCACGGGTCATATGTGCGAGCACTTACAAGACGAGGTCGACGCTTTGCACAATATGCGAATCGATGGAACTCAACTGTCGATGTTGCAGATCATCATCGCGCGGCGCGGGTGCGGCTTCGAGGAGGACGAGGAGTTCTATCCGCTTGCGGTCAAGCTCGTCTCTGATCCTACGAAGGACGTGCAGATCGTGAAGTTTCCTGACATCGGCCCGACAAGTTTCACCGCCGAGTCGATTGCTAGAATGTATGCTGAAAGACGGACTGGTTACGGGCCTGCAACCGCAGGTTTTCCCGACGAATATGCGAAGACGCGTGCTACATTCTCGGGCCAGGCTCTACAGGCCCAACAGTCCGATAAGCTGGCGGCGGCTGTTCGGGATAATACCGGCGATGCATGGGGCGAGATTGCCCAGATGGTGGTCTTCCGCCTAATCGAGCATAGAGACGAAGTAGATTTGAGTCTTTTATCCGAGGAAGACGTGCCGATCATGCAGGACATCCTCAATATTCCAATCGAGGATATCCCGCTGAGGTTCCGCTTCTCGATCCAGATTACCGACACCGCCGAGACCGAAGAGGCGCGGAGGCAGGGCTTGCTGATGCTTGCCAATCTGTACACGCAATATTGGCAGGGTATCTTCCAGCTGATGCCGATGTTCTTCAACGAGATGTCGCCGCCGCAGGTACAGCAGGCCGCAGCTGGATTCTACTCGACGGCAGGTATCAAGGGACTGACCGGGGCTAGCGAGCTTATGCGCAAGATATTCGATTACTTCGGCGAAGACGACGTGAAAAAATACATACCCTACACGAAAGACCTTGAGATGTTGACTCAGGCGATCGAGAACATGAAGGAGATGCAGGTTAGAAATGTACGAACACGACAAGCCCAGGGGATTGCCGGAAATCCATAAGCAGGCTTTACGGGATCTCCGAAGCAACGAAACGATGTGGCGGGCGTTAACGCACCAGCGGGACGAGGTTCTCGTCGGGCCATTTACACAGCTTAGAACCGCCACCGATATGAACGATGTGATTTTTGCGAGAGGAGTCATCCACGGTATAGAGGAACTCTTCTCGAATGTACAACGACTGGCGAAGGAGGCCAAGGAATGAGTGACGAAGTAGAGATTAAGTTCGAACAGCCGCCCGAAGGCGATCCTTGGACCTCGTGGGAACCCGAGGAAGACTACGTAACTAAAGAAGAGACGGAAGAGCCTACTGAGGAGCCTACAGGTCCGAACAGAGAGGAGCTTGAGGCTGAGGTCGAGCGGTTGAAGACGAGCATAGCCGCCGCCGAATCCAGGGGAGACTCGGTCAGCGCGATGACTAAGTCAATTGAGGGCTTGCGGGAGGCGCTGACGCAGCCGACTCAGCCTGTTCAGCATCCGCAGGAGTCTGAGGAAGACTTCAACAAGCGGTATCAAGAGTTACTAATCGAGAATCCGGTTGCGGCCAACGAGGAGTTGATGAAGCGAAAGCTCGGTCCTATGCTCGGTCGGCTCGAAGGAGCCCTGATCAAGGTGACTCGGAATAATGTCAGGCGGGACAATCCCGAGACATTTGGGCGATACGAGGCTGAGATTGACCGGGAGTTTCAAACGATGCCCTACAAAGATGAGGACAGCTATCAGAAGGCGCACGATCTGGTCGTCGCGCGGCACTTGAGCGATTTGCAGGCTCCAACGAACGAGAAGATTGCGCAGTTGGAGAAAGAGATCGAAGAGCTGAAGAAGACTCGCGGAGCGCCGGCTAAACCCGCCGGACCTACGTATACGCCGCAGCAGGGACCGGGACCATCCAGCACACGGCCTAAGCGCGTTGTGTCGAACTATCAACGGCAGAAGGCCGGGCAGATAGCGTTGAGGAAACGAGGAAGCACCTCGTTCGGGAATCATATACTGGCTACGGCGCATCGGATGGTCGACGAGGGCAAAGCGAAAGACCTCGATGACGCACTTGGGAGGATGTAATGGACGATTTTTTGCACGTGACTATTGACACAACTTTCGAAGATATAGTAAAATGGGATGAACAATCTAAGCGGGTGGACTTCGCTCATGAGCCTGGCAAGTTCAAGGAATTGAGTGAGAAGCAACTGGAGCAGCTCAGTGTATGGGCCAAGCGGCAGTACTTCCTCTCGAAGAACATGAATAAGCAGGCGAAGGCGGAAGAGGAAAGCCCGATCAAGGGCTTGAAAGTATCCCCACGTTTAGTTTCACCGGGCAATAAGCTCGCGGTTGAGTATAAAGAGGGGTTTCGGGATAAGTGGCATCCCGCGTGGCTCCGGGCGGACGGGCATTACAAGCACTTGCGTGACGGCTACCAGCCTATTACGCACGAGGAGATTGAGCATCATTTTGCGCCCGGCTTAGGTGCTGGGTCTACCGTCCAAATCGGAACAGAGCGGGAAACAGAGCTGATCCTGTACAAGTTACCTCTTGAAGAGCACGAGAGGCGTTTAGCCGCCGCTGGTAGGGTTAGTAGCGATCGCGTTGCTACGAACCAGGAGAACACGATGGAGGCTATTCGTCAGGGGGGAGGCCAAGCCTCCAAGCCGCCCGAGGGCAACGACGGGAGAAACTGGTCATCCCTACCGGAATACGAGAGGTAGTTTAAGCCTCGGTTCGTATTCTAACACTCAATTTCGGAGCTTTATATGGCACAGGTAGCTAATTCAACCGGCTTCACGCCGGTCTTGAACCTGGCCGTCGGAACTTCTGCTGTCCCTATCTGGGACGCGCTGCTTAAGTCCAACAATCTGATCTCTACCGGAGACGTTGCATACGCCTCCGCTGGGTACGTTCAGGCCGCGCAAACGACGGACAAATACCCGGTAGGTGTTACTTCTACTCGACAGGCTACGAGCGTTACGACCAACGTTTCTGTTGGTTTGTTTCCCGCTGCCGACTGGGTAGTCTTTCGAGGTCAGTACGGCGGAACTGCAACTCAGGCTCACGTCTGGACAGCGCACTCAATCGCCGGAACCCGGGGCAAGCAGGAGATTTCTGACTCTGCTGGGGGCAAGTGTACGTGGATCATAGGTAAGGAGAGCACCTCTTCGTATGGTGCTTACACTACTATGTATTTCGTCTTTTCGAAGTCTAAGTTTACTGGCAAGACTTTCGATTCGGCTGGCCCGGCTGTTTAAGGAGGATTACAGATGGCTATTACGAATACGAGGGTTTTCCCCAAACACTTAGACGGAGATATCAACAAAATCTTCTTCGACGAATACGACATGTATCCGTCTCTGTTCGATAAGATCGCCAGGATTCAAAACATAGGTGTCGGGTCCGGCGGTAAGTGGACAGAAGCGGAGCTGTCTGGAGTTGGTCGTTTGCAGGCAATTAAGGAAGGTAATCCTTATCCTGCTGACCAGCCCAAGGAAGGTAATGAAATGACGGTCAAGCCGACCAAGTATGGCTTGATGCTTCACATTACCGAGGAGATGGTTAAGGATGATCGCCAGCAGAACTTCAAGAAGATGCCGGCCACCCTCGGTCGGTCTGCCGCTTACGAGCGGGAAGTTCAGTTCTGGGATCTTTTCAATAACGGTTTTGCGACGCACAAGGCGTGGGATGGCAACTACATTTTTGTCAAGACCACTCGTAAAACTTTAAAGTCCCTAGACAATCAGTACAACAGGCCTACTACGGATGCCGCTCTTAGCGAGACGCCGTTACAGGCGGCTTTTGAGTACTTCGACGGGCTTAAGGGAGCGAGCGGAATCCCGGTTGCGCCTTCTATGCGGCGCGTGGTCATCGTACCCAAGGAGCTTCGCTGGACTGTGAAGGCTCTGTGGGCTTCAGAGGGACCGTATCAGAGCGCGGACAGAAACATCAACACGCTCAAGCCTGAGAACATGGAGGAGGACTGGAGACCCCTGGTCAACATTCACTTGACTTCTTCTACGGCTTGGTTTGTGCTCGACCTGGACCTTCACGATTTCCGCTTCCAGTGGTACGATCCTATTCGGATGAGTTCGGCGGATGACTTCAATACCGATTCTGCCCTGTTCAAGGTGTCCGAGCGGTTCGGCGTTGGATGCTTCAATCCTATAGGGGGCTACGGGACGACCGGAGCTTAAGGAGGCTTTAAATGGCGACAAGAAACGAAACCCATCTTACACACCTCAACTTAGGCTCAGGAAATCTTTCTACGAGCGGAACAGCCAGACTTTCGACTCTCCAGGCTACATCGCCTGCGCTGAGTCACCCGGTTATGGGAAGTGTCTCGGTCATCGAGACAATTAACCTGAAGCAAACTTATGTGAATCTGGCAACCGGTAACGGACAGTATACAATCACGGGGCACGCTTCGGGCGACGTATTGCTCAACGCGAGCTACGTAAGATTTTCAGCAGGCGCGGTTCAAACCGCTGGTGCGGCAACAGTAACAGAGGCGTCTGACACGCTGGTGAGTTTTAGCGGCGTTGTTTCGACTGCCCTTGGTTGTCTCAACTGGATTGACGTTAGCGCATAATGGCTATTCCTGACATGAGCGGGCATGTCAAAGAGTCCGTATCTTGGACTTCTGGTGGGGTCACGTATCTGACCTATATGTATGCACCGTATAGGGCTACGCGTGGCCCCCATTCTTTTCAACGATGGTACACATGTCAAATCTGTGGGTTTGACTTTCCAGCATCGGAAATCGTTCATGTGGGCGGAGCACCCTATTGCACGCGATATCAACACGCAACGGAGGCGATGATTAGACGTGATCGGAATCATTAGTATCGGATTATCGCTATTAGCTATCTGTATAGGGATAGCGGCGTTTATTTACGCCCCGATCCACGTACAAATAGTTAAGATTAGCGAAACCAAAGAGGAAGAAACTGATTCTTTGCAGCGAAGACGCTGGGAAAATCGACTCGAAAGAATAATTATGGGTGAGACCATGAGGGGGAGGAGATAATGGCAAACGTTCTCTACAATACTGCCATGGAATACATAGCTAAGGGGTCCGTAAACTTTGCGACCCACTCATTTATGTACGCCGTCTTGACTGCCGGCTACACACCAGCCGCATCGCATGGTGTATGGGCGGATCTAAGTAGCGGTGAGACTGCCGGAGCTGGCTATACCGGAGGCGGGCAGTTAATGACCGGATTATCGGTCAATTTAAGTCAGGGATCGAACTATGTATATATTGATGCTAATAACGTCGTAATTTCCAATTCGTCAATCAACGGACGTTACGGTGTCATTTATGATACCACCCAGGTTTCCGACGCGGTAGTTTGCTTGCAGGACTATACTACTTCGTATACTTCATCGAACGGAAACTTTTCGGTAGCTTTTGCGAATACCGGATTTCTCTTAATGAGTCAACCATAGTCATAAGGAGGTTAGTAAATGGGATTGATCGAAAACTATGAAAAGATTCAGGCAGGCCGGATGCTAAAAGAGTGGGCATCGACGTTCGACTCTGAGCTTGTTGTCGCTGAAAAGATGGTTGACGGTAAGAAAGCAGTTGCTCCAATTATAACACACTGTGAGACTCTTCTTACTAAGATGACTAACTTGAAGACAGTATATCCCGAGAATGTTGCAGAAGTAGACAGTCTTTTAATAGGTCGGCAAAAAGACTTAAGTAATTTTAAGACCCTACATGAAATATAGTGGTAGTAGTGGATTGCGGACCTAACAGTGGCTGAAACAGGCGGTCTTTGGATCATCGACGCAGAAGAGGGCGATACTTCGGAGTTTGACGCTACTACGGTAGAAGCAGATAATGAGCTTGCTGCCGGGGTTGACTATAAAGCTCACGGGACATACGGTTTTCGGGCGTATATGGGTGGATCGAATGATGCTGCGTGGGGACGAAAAAACTTCACAGAACAGTCCGACATTTATGTTCGTATGTATGTTTATATTAGCGACAATTTCGATATAAATACTGCCTATGGTACCTCGGCATTATTAAGACTCTACGATGGGGAAAATGATCACTGCCTGTCTATGGGTATGCGAGATTATAGCGGCGACGGAGAAGTAAGTGCGTGGTATTACGACATCCAAGAGGGGTCGAACGGTCAGTCTGATACTAATTTTTCGACGGGCGAATGGCATTATATAGAGATTCACTGGGTTTCAGATGAGTCAGCTGGCGGCGGCGAGATCTGGGTTGATGGTGATTTAATTATTAGCGACGTGGACCAGAATACGTCTGCTCTTGTTCCAGACAACTGCCGAGCAGGGATAAATTATGCTTCCGCAGTTCCCGACCTCGGAGATTATCTTCTTTTTGATGATATCAAAGCCGATACGAGTCCCATAGGAGCATATTCGGACGCTGGAGGTGCTGTTTCGATAGGAATCTCTCCAGACACGACATTTCTCGCTGGGACGATTATCAACGCTGCTCTAGCTGTTCAGAAGCAGATAGGTGTTTCACCGGATACTACGTATGCAGCCAAAATCGTCCAAGACGCAACTGCACGCGCTCAGAAACGGCGTGGGATCAGTTCTAAGACAGCGATGCTAACCGCACTACTACCTGATGCAACGATCGGCGTCGTAAGAAACATTACTCCGCTAAGCCAAGTTACATACGGAACGTTCTACATACCAACTGTGACAGTAAGAACTAATCGTATGGTTGGTAGAAGATATTGGATGAGATACGGGCGGAAACTCGCCGCCTCTATAAGGAGACTCTGAATGGCTTTATCGTTCGCAGGAACTAACTGCATAAGGTTCGGTTCTCAAGGTGACGCACTTACCGGACCTCAAAAGATAACCTATATACGGTGGGTTGGAGCAACAACTGCTGGACATAAATGTGAGATGACAGATACAGCCGGAAACGTGCTGTTCTCATCGGAGGCTGATGGGGCGAACTTTTTGGACATTCAACCTTTGTATCAGAGACGAACTGGAATTACGTTGTCAGACTTAGATTCGGGCAGCGTGTTAGTCTATCGAGACTAAGATATTAGGAGATAATGACGATGGCAGCTGAAGGGCATTCTATAGGCATCATCGTGTTGAGTACGGATGAACAGTACTCGACCGGCATAATCAAGCCGTGGCTTGTTCGAGGTATAGGCTCCAACGCCAACACCGACTTTCATTTACAGGACGGCAACGGTCACACGGTATTCAGAAATCGTGGCCAGGGTGAAGTATACTTTCTCTCACCCAAGCAATTTGACCGCCTGACGGTCGCTGGCACGCTCGGCGCGAGTCACTGGATTCACATTTACACCCACTAAGATGCCTAAGAAGTTAGAGCGCAAGCTCAAGAAACAGGCTAAGGCCAAAGGTCTAAAAGGCGAACGCGCCGATGCGTATGTCTACGGGACTATGAGACGGACCGGCTGGAAGCCTGCAAGGGAGAAGAGAAATGACTCTCGATCTTCTAAGGGATGAGATATGGCGGGGCTTAGGCGAACCAACTGATCTCGATCCTGACAGCGATACGACTTATAACGGCGGGCCGCTTCTAACCTACGTTTGCAACGAGGCGCAGCGGCAAATCGCCATGTACAAAGATCCGACGACCAATCGTCGGGTGAGATTTAGAAATCTGATCGCCGAGCTTTTCTTCAAGGCTAAAGTGATTCAGGGCGCAACGGCCCCCACGGGAACTGTCGCCACGAGTACTTCGATCAAGCTCTCAAGCACGTATATCGGCTTGCAGGCCGATCGTTATAATGGCTGGGTAATCTCTACCGGCTCTGACGTTCGCCTCCTGGTAGACGGCGCATCGACCAGCGGTGTTTACTCGGCTACGATTCATCAATCTTGGGGTACAGTCCCGAGCAACTCGGCAAGTTATAGTCTATATAAGGACTTTTACTACCTGCTCTCGAATGGCGATTCTTGGCTAACGAATCCGGCAGGTGAACATATCCAACTTCCCACTACCAATTCTGTCGCTACTCGTCCCGAAGGGAACTTCCTCGACATACTGCGCGTCGAGGACATGGAGAATCAGCGCCAGATACCCCGTGCGCCGAGAACCGCCGAGTGGGCTGGCAACTTCGTCTCGCCCGGCGATCCGCAGGAGTGGCGTAGGAACGGCAAAAAGCTCCAATTCAACACTCCGGGCAACGCCGAACACTGGTATAGATTAACCTACTACCGACTTCCCACCGAGATGCGTCAAAGTCAAGCAAGCGATAAGCCCGAGATACCTGAGATGTTTCATTATGGGATCGTTCTCTGGGGTCTGTGGTGGGGTTGCAGGCGCAACCGTGAAAGCGGCGCGGCCTACTCTGCGAAGAAGGACTTCGAGGACTTCATGAGAAATACTATGGACAACTACGAGATTGCTAACGAGTTTCAAAACATAAGCGGCAAACTGCGGCGTAGAGATTATAACTACGTCTTTGGAGGAAACTAATGGCTACATGGAACGCGGCGTTCGAGGCGACTCCCGCCGGCAGTGACGCGCCAGACACGATAGACGACAAGATCAACGAGTTCAAGGAAGAAGTACGAACCCGCATGGGCAACGAGCACGGAACCTACGACAACACGGCCCAGGGTGCCGACGGCTCTCAGGCCGCCGACTGGTGTCACCGCACGGGTTCCGGACTCGCTTACTACCAATCCGATGCGCCCACGGCTCGACCTGGCGGCACGGCCCTCGATTCCTCGGGTTCCAACGACGACGGCAGACTGTGGGTGTCTAACGGATCGAACAAGCCGATCAAGGTCTGGTCTGGCGGCACCTGGTTTAGCACAGCAGTGGGGGCTGTAGTCGACCAGAACTCAACAGGTAATGCGTTGAAGTTTAAAGTTACCTCTATCGGTGATTGGAATATGGATACTACCGCCGAAAAGTCGGTCGTTGTTTTACCTGCTGCGAGTTACGAATACTTCCGCATCTGCGACATCGTCATCCGACAAGACTCAAATGGAGGTTCCGCTAGTAATACCTATCCCCTAAATTATACAGGAGCCTATGGGACTACAGGAGCCAGATATCATTTCCAAAGTGGGGCAGTAATCATGAAGCGGCTTCAGGCGGGGGTTTTCGATTCTGCCGACTACGATCAAACCTCTTGGAACCGAGGATGGATAACAGTTGCGTATATATAAGTTAGCAGGTTAAGATGAATAACAACGAGATAGAAATCCAAGACATAACTCCTCGGATGTTTCCCTTCGACGACTGGGTGCATGAGGACTCGGCGAGGCATGACAATCCAGTGAGTGCGCAGCAGAACGGGAGGATGTCGATAGGAGGCTACGGACGCGTCGACTTCAAGAACATGGCCTCGACGACTGTAAGCACTTCGGACGCCATCGCCGTCTACGACGAGTCGGCGGGAGGCTACCGACATGGGTATCTGTCGGGACTGCTCGCCGCGTGGAAGTCGACGACGTTTCCTGTGTATTCGACCGGGTGGATCAATCGGTCAGACTGGACGAATGTACATCTCGGCTCGGATGATACGAAGGACAACGACTCGGATGTGAGTCACGGACTAGGCGCTGATCTCGGAGCACTCGATGTCGAGTTGTATGTCTCCTCGAATGGAGCCTGGAGTACAGCGCAACAGATAGTCGATTACCAGTATTTCGACTATGGAGAAGGTGTACGTTATCGGGGTTGGGCTGTATGGGAGATAAGTACGGACACTGTTCGAGTGCAGACAGGAAAGGATGGGTTGCACTATTTGAGCGATTCCGGTCAACACGCGATCGTTAATGATGAAGACTGGTACTACAACGTCGTGGTGAGGAAGGTGGTATGATACATGCCTGAGGAAAGTTGGTACGTAGAGACAAGCAACAGGCTCGAACGAATCGAAGTGAAAATCGACGGCAACGGGGGTAAGGGGATCATGGCCCGCCTCGACGATGTCGAGATGATTGCGAATGCCGCAGTCCTCGAAACTGACTGCCGCGAGCATGTTAGCGAGCTGAAGGAGATTACAGAAGGGTTGGCTACTGCGAAGAAGAATAGTCTCCGTTATGCTATCGACATCTTCATCCGTATCGCTCCTTGGGTAATCATTCTCCTAACGCTTTTGGGGGTCTTATGATCATCAGCTTGGCGAAACACTGGAACGACCGGGATTATTATTACATTCAGACGAACAATCCTACTGAGGAGATCCTTCGCAAGGCTGGCAAGGTCCGAGACTTTCTTGAGTCCTGCGGTTCGACGGCGGCGGTAAAC